ATGTCTCAAGCTGTCCAAGTCGCTGACCTTCAGCGCATCGCATCCGATAACCGCCTGACGCTCGAAGCAAAGGCCATCCTGCTTTACTTGGTGACGCGCGAGCCGGGTTACCGCGTGAGCATCCCCGACCTCGTTGCAATGACCGCGAACGCGAGCGCCCCGCGTAGCTCAAAGACCGTCTACAGCCGCCTCAATGAGTTGATCGGGCTCGGCTACGTGTCGCGCAACCGCATTCAACGCGGTGCCGATTACTTCATCCATCCCGCTCCGATCTCGCCGACCGAAGGCGAAGCCGCGACCGTGACGACCGGCGAAGGTGCGTAAATGGCCTCTCCGCAACTCGAAGAAGGCCACGTCCGCATTGCCAACGAACTGCTCGAAGCGCTGATGCTCGCCGGTCTTACGGCGCGTCACTGGGCGATTGTTATGGCCGTTGCCCGCAAGTGCTATGGCTGGTCGAAGAAGTCCGACGAGATCGCGCTTGAGCAGTTTGTTGCGCTTACCGGCATCAAGAAAAATCACGTCAGTGTCGCCATTAAAGAACTGGTCTACCGTCGCATCCTGACGCGCGAGCCGGGCAAGTTCGCCAACCGCATCGCCATCAACAAGCATTACAAGTCGTGGGTCACTTGTCCCAATTCCGTACAAGGTCCCAAGTCGGTACAAGCTAGTCCCAATTCGGGACAAGGTGATGCTTGCGGCGCAGGCGTTTCAGCGGAAGCGGAGGGATCTACTTATCCCGAATCGGTACATCAAGAATCTGGCGCGGCCTTGTCCCAAATCGGGACTTCGCCTTGTCCCGAATCAGGACCTCTGCCTTGTCCCGATTCAGTAACCACAAAAGACAACTACCAAAAGCAACTACCAAAAGCAAAAGACAATACCCCCTACCCCCACGCCGAAACTGAAACCGTGGTCACCGAAGAGGTCGCAGCGCCGCAAGCGGCGAGTGCTGACGATACGATCCAGCCGGGCCTGTTTGCTGAAGACCAAGACCCCGGCGAGCAGCAGACCGAATTGAAGGCCAAGCCGCAGACCGAGGCCGAAGTTATCGAAGGTGTTTTCGCCTACTGGCAAAAGACGATGGGCTCGCCGAAGTCGAAGCTGGACGACAAGCGCCGCAAGCGTATTCGCGATGCCCTGAAAATGGGTTACTCGCCGCGCGACCTGTGCCGCGCGATTCAGGGCTGCAGCCTGACGCCGCACAACCAGGGCAAGAATGATCGCGGCCAGCCGTACCTGGGCATCCACGTTTGCCTGAAGGACGCAGACCAAATCGACCGCTTCATTGCGAACAGCGTATCGCCCCCAGTGGCGCAACCGAAGAACAGGGCGCAGCAGCAGAGCGATGGGCTTGACGCAGCCGCCGCAGAGTTCGCGGCCCGCATGGCTGCGAAGTACGGGACGCCCGAGATGGTCCCGGGTGGCTACCAGGTGCCGAATGACGGCATGACAATCGACATGAACATGGAGTAACGGCAATGATCCATCCTACCCCTGACGTGATGCAGCAATTCGCCGAGGCCGTTCTCTACGCTCACGCACCGTACGGCCTGGTGCCGTCGGTAGAAAACCTGATGGTCTGGCACGAACGTCTGAAAGACCTGACGCTTGAGCAGGTGCGCATTGCGCTCAGTGACCATTTGGGCGAGGAGCCGTGCAAGCTGCCGACGCCCGACGGCATCCGTGAGCGCATCGTCGGCGACGAGCGCGATCCGGTCGAATCGCTGCGCGATGAAGTCGTGGAACTGCGCGCGGTTGTCGCCGAGCTTCAGCGTCGCATGGGTGTCGCTGCCGAGGCCGCGCTGCTCAAGCCGATTCGTCGCAAGGCGCAGAAGCGCAAGACGGTCGCTGCGCCAGTGCAGCTATCGCTTCTGCAGGAACTGGAGAACGCGCCGCAGCCTGCCGTCTAAAAATCTGCATGGAGGTCTGCTGCGCTGTCTGCGGCGTCCTCTAGCAGGTCTGCCAAGGGGGTAGTAGCCATTCGGTGTGAAGACGGCTGAAATCGCTGATTTTGCATTCTTCCTCTCATGCAGATTTTTTTGTGATTGGAATTTCCGATTGGGCGTCCTGTTCGTCGTTCGCTACGATCTGCCCCACTCCAATCAACGAATCAACAAGGTGATGAGCGAATGAGTCAAGACGAGCCGAACGATTACAAAATTCAGACCATGGTGCCGACGAGTGTGGGGCGCGGCATCCGCGTGCAGGCTGCGCTGCAGGACAAATCGATTTCCGATTACGTGCGCGAGATTTTGACCGGGCACATGAAGAAAATCGATGCGGCCGGCGAAGTGAAGGCGCAGTAACGAACAGAGGGCCCGGGCAGCGGTCCACATTGAAATTAGATTTCTCTGGAGTACTAACGTGACGCCGAATGACGCAGGAAAATTCGCGCAAATTCTCACGCGCACGCTGAAGATTTACCCATTCGCCGACACGACGGCAGACACAATCGAAACGTGGTTCATGGCGCTGATGCGGTTCCCGCTCGAAGACATCATGCTCGCACTCAATCGCCACGTTGCCGACCCGGACAAGGGTGGTAAGCAGCCGTTTCCGTCGGACGTGATCGCGCACCTTGGTGGCGGCGCTGCATCGCGCTCGCTGCGCGCGTGGTCGCTGGTCGAGAAGGCAATTGCTCGCGCCGGTATGCACCGCTCGGTCTGCTTTGACGACCCGATCATCAACAAGGTGATTGATGAAATGGGCGGCTGGGGGAAGCTCTGCGCGACGGCACTTGACGAACTGAAGTTCCGCGCTATCGACTTCCAGAAGCGCTATGCCGGCCTGATGCAAACTGGTGGCTCTGGTGCTGACTATCCGGCTTATCTGACCGGCACAGCCGAGGCTCACAACCGTATCGCTGGCTATGCAGTAGATCCCCCGGTGCTGATCGGTGACCAAACGAAGGCGCTTGCTGTGCTCGAAGGCGCAATGGACGTAAAGCGGATTGCGAGTGATGCCGTGAAGGCAATCACGCACAAAAAGGGGTAACCAGGTGAATCATCCGAAGGAACTGAATGGCTTCGAAGCCAAGGTCCCGCCGCACTCTGTCGAAGCTGAGCAGTCTGTGCTGGGCGGCCTGCTGCTCTCGAATGAGTCGTGGGACCTCATTTCCGTTTCCCTGTCGGCGGTGGACTTTTATCGCCACGACCACAAGGTCATTTTCGAGCACATTGGCAAGCTGATCGCTGCGACGCGCCCGGCTGATGTAATCACGGTCTATGAGGCGCTGTGTGCATCGGCTAAGGCTGAAGAGGTTGGCGGCCTTGCGTACCTGAATGCACTTGCTCAGAACACGCCGAGCGCTGCAAACATCCGCCGCTATGCTCAGATCGTGTACGATCGTGCGGTGCTGCGCCGCATGGCGAAGGCGTGCGACGAAATTAGCGCATCGATTTACAAGACGGGTGGCAAAGAGGTCTCGCAGATTCGCGACGAGGCAGAAGCCAAGTTCTTTGCGATTGGCGAGGAAGGGATTCGCGAGCAAGGTGGCTGGCTTGAACTCGGCCCTGTACTGACGCAGGTAGTTGAGCGCGTAGATGCGCTCTATCAAAACCCGAAGCCAGATGGCATTTCCGGCACGCCTACTGGGTTTATCGACCTTGATCGCATAACATCCGGAATGCAAGGCGGTGACCTCATTATCGTTGCTGGCCGTCCCGCATCCGGAAAGACGGCCATCGCCATGAACATCGGCGAATACGTCGCGGTCGAGTACGGTCTGCCGGTCGCGGTGTTCTCCATGGAAATGCCGGCGACGCAACTGGTTAGCCGCATGGTCGGCTCTATCGGCCGGATTGATGGCAACCACTTGCGCACGGGCCGCTTGACGGACGAGGAGTGGCCCAAGTTCACGCACGCGGTGGAGAAGATGTCCGAGGCGAGCGTTTTCATTGAAGAGACTGGCGGCCTCAATATCATTGAAGTCCGTTCGCGTGCTCGCCGCCTTGCGCGTCAGTGCGGAAAGCTCGGGCTCATCATTTGCGACTATATCCAACTGGCAAGCGGAACCGCCGAAGGCCAGCAGAATCGCGCGCTTGAAATCGGCGAGTTCACGCGCGGCCTCAAGCAACTGGCGAAAGAGCTTGACGTGCCGATCATCGCGTTGAGCCAGGTAAGCCGCAAATGCGAGGAGCGTGCCGACAAGCGTGTTATGGCGTCCGATCTGCGCGATAGCGGCAGTATCGAAAGCGATGCGGACATGATCATTGGCTTGTATCGCGACGAAATTTACAACCCCTCAAGCATGGACAAGGGCACGGCTGAAGCGCTGATTCTCAAGCAACGTAACGGCCCCATCGGAACTGTGCGCCTCACGTTCAATGGTCAGTTCTCGAAGTTCAGCAATTTCATTGGTGCGCAAGGCGCATATAGCTAACCAGCGCATCGCTCGCCACGCTGGACACTGCTCCGCTGGCGAGTATTGCCGAATCCAACTAACGAGATAGGTCATGAACCCGCTTGAAACCATGCGCGCCATCGCCAGCAAGTTTGATCCGGCGCAGATGCCGGCAGGCACGAAGACGACAGCGCAGCGCGACGCAGACAAGGCGGTGCTGCAGGCGGCAGTGAATGCTGCGAAGGCAGTGCACGACGCCGCGGTGGCTGCGCTCGAAGCACTCGATACCGATCCGAAAAACCACGCGTACGGCTCGCTCCAAGATGCCGAGGACACGCTGCACGAATTCCTGCGCGACATGGCGAGCGCTGCCTGCGAGGGTAGCTACTGCTGTGGTGCCGACCGATACGAGCAACGTTTCTTCGTCGGTGGCGTTGAGTACGTCGCTATCGCTTCCGTTGAGTACAACCGGCATGCGAAGCAGTTCTACTACGTGGATGGATTCGAATTCCGCGTGGAGTCGGTCGCGTAGACCTATCGCCATGCCTCTCGCAGGCCATCGCCGGTACGCTGCATAGGCGAAGGTCCGCGAGCCCCTCAAAAACCCGTTAAACCGATTTAAAGAAAGAGACTGACTATGAACACGAACGAAGCTCCCGTATCCCTGACCGAAGCATTGAGCGCCAACGCGATCCCGCTGTCCGCGGTCGCCGCGGGAAAGGCACTTCTCGTGTCCGGCATCACTGAAGTCCGGTGGCGTCCATCGGGAAAAGCTGATCGTCCGCCCAAGAGCTACAAGGCCGCGACGAGTCCATTGGGCGAATTGCTGGGCGCGGTCAATGAAGTCAATGCCATCGGTTCCGGGGATCCGACGAACCTGAAATTCGTGCCTAGCAAGTTTGCCTCGCTGTGGGCCAGCAAACCAGTGCAGGATGCGCTTACGGAGTTGATCGGTGCTGGGGACGTGCGCATGCGCGAGAAGGGCGCAGAGCAGTTCTAGCGGGCCGCCATGAGGAAAGTGTTCGTGAAGAACAGTTTCCTCCTCAGTGTTCAATTGAACAGTGATGAGAGCAGTTTGCAGGGTGTTCGTGAAGAGCAGCCTAAGCCGACCCGATCAAGTGTTCGTGAAGAGCACTTGATAGAGCAGAGTGCCCGTGACGGACACTCTGCGCAAAAAGTCAAAGTGCTCGTGACGAACACTTTGAATCTCATACCACTACCGCCACCCCGTGCCGCTAAATCTGGATAGTGCTCGTGAAGAACATCATCCAAATCCCGCCACTACCGCAGAGCGCCTTAGAAAAACGAATTGCTCGTGACGAACAATTCGTTTCCACCACTGCCGCTCGCGCCAACAAATCCGGCGCAGGATTGGACTGATGCTGCACACAAAGGGGGGACTGGTGCGAACCAGCATGCAAATAAAGAGCAGATAGGTCGTGAAGAACCATCTGCTCCGACGACGACAACAGACCGCGCCAATAAATCCGGCGCTGGCTACTCTACTCTACGCAACTCCGCACCGATCTCTTTTCCGCAACATTCGCAAAACGAAGCATCGAGGCCGCCGATGAGTGGCCTTTTTTTCGTCCATCGAAATTTTTTTTGGGTCTACAAAAGTCAACCTGATTACCTTATCGAACCATCATTTCTGACGTAGTGCCAATCTCTGAAAGCCACGGCTGGCGGGCGTTTTCGGCGTTTTAAGGCTTGCGCCTTAGCGGCATATCATTTTATAGTCTAGTCAACGCATCGCATTCCGCGAGCGCCCAATTTGAGGAAATCCCCAGCAAAGCACGGATCACGACCTCCCCAGGTCTCGAACCTAGTTTTCAATGGAGATTTCAGATGGACCGTACTACCCTGGCTCGCGTCGGCGAGCCGCATGAATTGACTAAGCCGCTGATGACCGTCGAGCAAATCGACGTGAAGATGCGCAGTGTTGGTGGCCGCGAGTGCATGACGGCAATCGGTCGCGATGTATATTCATTCCTGTCTATCGCGGGCGACTACACAAGCTGGATGAAGGTCAACCTTGCGCGTGCCCGTCTGAAGGAAAACCGCGACTATGAGGTTTTCATGGCCGCCAATGAAAACCCCGGTGGCGGCCGTCCGCGCACTGAGTACGTGCTGACGCTCGAAGCTGCAAAGCATATCTGCATGCTGTCTGAGACTGAGCGCGGATATGAGGCGCGTGAGTACTTCATTGACTGCGAGTGCCGCGCCGAGGCCAGCGCGCAAAAGCTGCCGGCAACCGGCAACCAGTTGGATCTTCTGCAGGGCATGCTGGACGCGATGCGCCAGACCGATGCGCGTATCGCACGCGTAGAGCAGTCCAATGCGCAGACGGTCGCAGTGGTCGCCGAGATTCGCGATGACCTCCCGGCGCTCGTATCTAATGCGCATGCCCGCGCCGACGTGCATGGCCTGTCTAACGGCGCACTCAGCATGAACGGGCTCAAGAGCCTCTGGAACAAGCGCGCAAAGCTCAGGGATGACGTTGTCGAATACATCCTGCGCCAGTCGAAGCGCTTCCGTATCTCGCCCACTGAACGCGTCGCCGCAGGCTTCCAAAGGCATAGCGATGGCACGATGGTTACGGATGCGAGTGGCGCGCCGGTCGCGTGCAAAGCCTACCCTGGCTATCAGAGTGGCTTAGCAAACAGGATGATTACCAAGTTCCTGCGCGAGTGCGAGCGTATCCCGGACACGAAGTACGCAACGCACCCCGAGATTGAAGGCCGCTTCGTTGTCGCCGACGGCTTCTGCAAGGGCGAGTCGCGCACCAAGACGAAGGTCGTGGACATCCGCGAGGCAGCATGCCGCGTGCAGGACGGTCGCTAAGCATCGGCTCCCCTGCCATGCACCAAAATGATTCTACCTATCATGCAGACTCAAAAGTTATAGGAAAATTCAATAGCTATATAGCGATATCAATTGATAAGTCTCCGCTAGTATTCGCCTCACGGTACGCACATACACACATACACACTTGGGAGTATTGATATGGAAAAGGCGACTATTGTTCGCTTGGATAAGGCGACGCACATGAGCCTTCGCATTTTGGCCGTCAATCTCGAAACGTCGGCATCCGAATTGATCCGCGAGGGCGTTGCCCACGTGTTCGAAAAGCACGGCGTCAAGGTCGAAGACGCTGAAAAAAGGGAGTCGAAGTAATGTTGGATATCAAGGGCGACGCACAGAAGGCGCTGAACCTTGTTGTTGAGCGCACGCTGCTGAATGACGAGGTCAACCGCTTGACTGCGGAGATCGTCGGCAACACGAAGCAGTGCCATGGCGTTAAGGGTGGCCGCAAGCGCATCATTGAAACGCATGCGAGGCACGAAGCGGCGTACACCGCATGGGATGACGGCGGGTTTGAGGGCGAGTTCAATGAGCCGCCGCATGTCGAGCCGGAAGTATGGGGCCGGTGGCACGACGAGCCGACGCACCTGACGCACGCATTCCGCCGCATCGGCACGAAGGTTCACATGGGCGACCGCGATACCAAGACGCACCTGAGTGGCGAGGAGGTCATTGCCGAGGTTTTTGTTTGCCCGCACTGCACCGCCGCATACAAGGGCGTCCTCGCTCGCAAAGAGGCCCGCAAGGCGCTGGCACGTGTGAAGCGCCAAATGACCGCGCTGGCCCGTAAGCAACTCAAACACTAACCTGCGATCTACCCAGCCGACACTGCAACGCAAACACAATTCGCACTACTTAAATATAAAAGGTATTGATATGGCTAAAAAGCAAGCAGAGACGTTTGCCGACATCGTCTCCGACGCAGACAAGATCGCCGCTAGCTACGCGAAGCGCTCCAAGGTGGTCCCGTTGAAGGCAAAGGAAATTGCGCGTCAGACTCGCCGCCCGTCTACTCGTGTGTGGGATAAGAACGAGGTCGCGACCCGCGCGCTGGACCTGTATGCGCTTGAGCGCGCCGCGGAGGCAGCCTATGGCCGCGCTATCGAACGCGCCGAGAAGTTCAAGGAAAACGAAGGTATCGATGGGCACGTCGATCATAAGGACCCCGCATTCCGCCGCTACACCGCGAAGCAGTGGAATGCGTACCTTGGCGCTAAGGATGAAGTGAAGAAAGCCAAGGCTCGCCTGACGACCGCGTGCCGCAACTGTCTTCACGGCGCACCGAAGCGCGAGCGCATCAACCCGAAAGACGTAGAGGCGTGGAAGGTGCTTTTTGCGCAGATTAAGGCTGGCACGATCAGCATGGTTGATGCCCTGGCCGTCCGCGATTCGAAGGGTGATGCGTTCGTGAAGTCGCGCGAGGTGTTCATTGCTCTGCAGGCCCCGGACGCCGAAGACGGGGACATGATCCCGTTCTAACCGCTGCGCTGTAGATCGGACCCTCCCCAGGCCACGATACGAAATCCAGTGAGTTAAAAGACCATCCAAAAGAAGTCTACCCGACCATCCGGCGCGGTGATCGTGTAGACGCCCGCGAAGTCGTACGCGCTCATTCGTCCAGGTCCTCGCGTTCCTTGGCGCGGCGATGCTTAGCAATGTCGCGGTCGAACATGCCTCGCACATGATCCATGCCGACCTCTCGCACGTGGTCCCATTGCGCGCCGGTCAAATACATTGGCTTCCTGATGAGCTTTTCGTCATCGGGCAGCGGCGGCCTCCCACCGCCGCGCTTCGGTCTATCGTCTTTCACTTCCGTCCTCTCTGTGTCGTAGCAATGGGAGAATTTTAGCATGAGATATGCTGACCACCGAAAATCGCTTGACACTGAGTTTAGGTGGCCACTAGAATCCATCCCATCGCAACGAACCAACCGGATACCCTGATGCAAGCCGCTACCGCCCTGAAGCTGGCCCGCGAAATCCATGTCATGAATCCCGCTGGCGCAGCGATGCGCCGTTTCTCCTTGCGCTGCTATATCGATGGCGTGCGCAGCGAGTTCTCCTTCGATACTGATGCAGAGCGCGAGGAGAAGGCCGTGCAACTGATCACGCAAGGCTGCAGCGTGGTCCTCTGGACGAAAGCGCCGTAGGTACACCCTGATTCTTGTATCAAATCGCACCACTCTTTTAAATGTGTACTACTTGTCAAGGACTTAGCTATGCACCAACTGTACATGTTGATTGCAGAACTCACCGCGCTTAAAGCCAACGTCGAAGCTCACGCCGAAGCACTGCGCGCCATGCGCCTCAACATCAACGCCTAAATGACTACCCTTACCATGAAACTCGCAGCCTTTATCATCCGTCCCGCAGCGGCACTGACCCGTCAAGCGGTCGCAGCTTCCATGTCTGACCTGATCATTCTCGGTGGCGCATTCAAGACAATCGAAGCATCCGCGAATTGCGAGGACAACCAAGACCGCAATCCGAATGTCGCCGCGCTCGCTGCTGGTGCGCATGCGGTCGTGTTCGACATGCACGAATGCGCTTTGGACGCCTTCAAAGATGGTGGCGAGATTGGCTTGATTGACGCGGCCAAGTTCGCCGAGCAGGGCATTGATGCCGCCATGCACCTGATGCATGCCATCGGCGCAGTGGCCCCGTCGTTCGTGCGCGAAGTGCTCCCGACTCCCGTGCCGAAAAACCCGGTTACCCCGAGCGGATCGGATAGCGCTGCGGCTGCTTTAGACATGGATGCCGCCGCGCGTTCCGCTGTCATGCCCAAGGTATCGGATGCCGCCGCGCGTTCCGCTTCCATCCCCAAGGTATCGGATGCTGACCGTGCCGTAATACAGTCCGCTTTCGACACGAAGGCGAAAACGATTCCGGCAATCTAACCAACCAATACGCGCGGGCTCCATGGGTCCGCGCGCAACGTTGAACCGGAACAGCGCGAGCACATTCAGCGCGCAAGCGGCGATCAAAAGTAATCAATCAAGCGAGGAGCTTCATCATGTGGATTTGTCTTTCTGAATCGTTTTTGAGCATCGTTGACGCATCCGACGAACCCGGCACGCTTCTCGTGCGCGCACGCCGTGAGGGCGATATTGAAGCCGTTTTCCCGGACGCCGAGGTCGTGCAGTCGCCGGGAAGGGACTACCTCTATCGCGCAGGTGTAAAGCGCGAAGCCGTCGCTGCGGCCCTCGCCGAGCAGGTAATGAGGCTGGACTATCGGAATTTTAAGGACAGCGTCCGCGATCAGCGCCTGCATGCGGCCTACAGCAGCACGTGGTCGATCATGAGTCAGCTTCAGGAGTACGCGCCGTATCACACGACGCCTCGCCGGGGGTTCCGCGCGCATTCGAAGCGATAGTCATGCCCCGCCGCATGAAGCAATCCGTCCAGGCTATTGAGATTGCGAAAGTACCGACGGCTGCACTCCTTCAAGCGCTTGCTAACGAGGTCGCGCAATACCTGGCGAACGCGACAGGGGACCGGGTGGATATCGCGATGCACGGTCTGATCATTATTTCGAGACTTCCGACTGGAAACTCTTCCCGAAGGGATAAGCTTTGAAAGTGGAAGGCGCGCTATGATGCGCGTCGATAAAAACAAGATGTTTTCGTTTCTAAACCGGGGAGAAAATCATGAAAAAGACAATTCTCGCCGCGCTGATCGCAATTGCTGCCGGCGCGGCCCACGCTCAAGCCGTTGGTGTTCAGTGGGGAAATATCGTGTACGCGTCCGCGACTGGCGAGCGTTCGGTCCTGACGGATACCGGTGCCGATGCGAGCCCGGTCCTTTCTCCTGACGGTAGGTCGGTTGCGTTCACGCGGCTGCGCCAAGGTGAGCAGGCTGAATCAGGCGACCCTCAGAGCGGACCGCTGGCTGACCTGTATGTGATGCGGCTCGCTGATCGCCATGTGACGAAGATCGTTTCGGCGGCACACTCAAATGACCCGGAGGGGGAACTGTCAGGCATCCGCTCGCTGACCTTCTCGCCTGATGGCGCGACGCTTTACTTCGAAACGCGTGCATGGGCGGTCGCGGGCGCTATCCACGCCGCTCCTGTGCAAGGTGGTCATCAGCGGTTCGTCACTGACGGCAACCGCTTCGCGGTGGTGCGCCACGGGAAATACGTGGGCGATCTTGTGGTGCGAAAGCATCGCTACATGGCTGGTCGCGGGTCATGGAATCCGGAGGTCATCGTGAGCCTGGCCGGGAAGGATGTCCGTGTACTGGGCGAATTCGGCGACGATGAACACGCAGTTGGCCGCGCACTTCAGAATGTCGAGGCGCAGCAATGACCGCAATGAAACGCCTCGCAATCGCCGCGCTTCTGTCTCTCGCTGCTGTAGGTGCGCACGCTCAAATGCTCAGTGTCTACGGGGTATCCCAGGGGTCCATGGACCTCCCGCATGGTGTGGATACAAGCAATCTGTCCGCCGCCGATTCGCGCCCGATCAACTGGACGCCGCCAGCGCCGGATGTAGGGCCAAGCGCGATCGCGCATACTTCATGGCCGCCACGATGGGCGCGCAAGGCCAACGGCATGTGACTGAAATGGACGCCTTCGGACGCTCGCCACGCATGTTCCTGAGGGGCAACCCGATCCCCCGGAGCGCCTTCGAGTGATCGCTGCTGACTTTTTTCAAAATTAGATTTCGAGAGATAAAATGATGCGACGCCTGCTAATTGTATTGCTCGTATGCGGACTCTCAGGGTGTCTCGCAGCCCCCCCGGGCTATCACTACGAGCCGGGAAGCTTCACGCCAACAAAAAACAACGACGATGGCCTGCAATGGTGTCGGCCGGGTGGTTTTGACCATCGCGTTACGCCCGAAGAATGCTCCGCAGCAATCACGAAGACACAGAACTCTCCAGAGGCGCAAGCGGCCCAGAGAAAACAAAACTTCTGTGCAGTGGAGGGCATTATCTACAGCGCGGCTGCGCGAGATAGAGATTCTGGCATATCGCCACAAGATGCTTTTCGACAACTTGGTTCTCTGAAGAACCAAGGCATTTCTGACGATTTCATCAAAACTGCGATCAACAGTGTTTATTTCGACCAGGGCTTTATCAATGCGGGCGGTCCTGCGCTGCAAAACCAGGTGACAGAGGCTTGTCTCTATCCAAATGGTCGATACCAACCTGTCCAGTGAAACTACGCATCAGTGACGCGAACTCGGGCGAGGTCCGCGCCATTCTGCATCGCCAGCGGCGCGTGATTCCCACGATTGCCGTGGCCGAGCAGGCCTACGGTGTGATATTCGGCATTCAGGTGTGCGCCGAGATTGCCGCGCATCCGGGTTTTGTGGAGCACTGCGCGCCCGCTCAGGAGTTCGTTCGCGCGGGGCGCGCGCTGCCCGCTGGTGTGATTGCCGCCGCCGCTTGTTGGCCTGCCGAGAATTCGACCGCCAACGCGCTGCAGTACGCAACCAACTGCGCGAGGCTCGCCGCGGACGAAGCAGCCGAGAAGGCTGCCGAATCGCCGCAGGCATCGCTGGACCTCTAACGACCTCTCAGCCATCCGGTGCGGCCCTCGTATGTGCGCCGATGGTTTCTCAGTGCCCGCGCTGCCGGTGCGGGCGTGGGCCATTTTTGCCAGATTCCATATTCAACAAGGATTTCAGGCGAAGCGCGTCGAGTCAGGATCGTGACGCCAAGATGAATCCGTCTTGCGACAGCGCGTAGAGGTGTGTCGCGCGTAGTAACTACCTCTGGCACAGCAATCGGTACGGCGGCTAGGTCCCCCGTGGTTCATGCGTCCTTCTGGATGTTCTGAGTGGCCGTGTCTGACTCGCCGACATAATCGGCTGATTTGCTCGAATCGCCCCGGTGCCGTCCTCCTTCGGTGCCGGGGCGTTTGTTTTTGGCCCCGCCAATCCGTTCCCGCCCGCCGCCCTTCCAACGGCATTCGCCACTACAAGCTAACCGCTCTGCGCCAGTTCTCGCCGGCCGTATCCGTATCCATATTTGCCCCACTCCCCGTTGCCACATTTCGCCAACATAGACGACCTAGACGCCGTCTAGGAACCGTCTAAAAAGCCGTCTAGTTTCAGGGCGTGACGCCAGACTCATGCAATAGGAGGAGTTATGGCAAAGCAGAAACTGACGCCCCAGCAGTGGCAAGCGGCTCGCCGCGAGTGGGAAAGCGCGCCGACCGAGAGCTATGGGTCGATTGCGGGTAAGTACATGATTTCAAAGGCTCTTGTAGGTCAGCGTGCGGCTGCCGAGAAGTGGCAAAAGGACGCCAGCGCCACGTCGTACGGGAAGGATTCGAGTGCTGCGCCGGGGATTTATAATTTACAGAGTTCCCCACCGACTCGCCAATCGGAGGGCCGCTCGGACGCTCAGGGCTCGCAGAATTCGAACCCTCAATTGCCGCCGCCTGCCTCAGACGCAGAGGGTCGCGTCGATGCTGTGGCTGCCGACTACATCGCGAACCGCACGACGCCCGAGTTTGAGGATGTTCAGTACCCGGCCGGAATGGTGGACGCGTTCGATCGGCGCGAGTTCGCGGACGCTGCAATAGTTCGTCGTCAAAAGCAGATTAACGCTCTGCAGCGCAGGGAGCTTCAGGCGGTCAAGTCGAAGCTGTATGCGGCTATCAAGTCAAGCGCGGACAAGAATGGAGCGGGGATGGCGCTGGCCGTCAATCGCAATATCGACTCGGTGCAGGCTTTGCACGCCGAGGAGCGCGCTCGCGAGCTTGAGCGTGTGGCGCTGACCCTGCAGGAATACGCTGGCATGCCTGCGCGCCCGAGCCGGTGCGTCATCAAGATCGTGCAGCATGAGGGCGTGAGCTTCCATGAGGCGGACAACTCGCCGGAGGCCGTGAAGTACCGCAACGAGGCCCGCCGCGTCTTGAGTGCCGCCAAGGATGAGCTTCTGTCCGCTGGCCTGACGCCCGTGCAGGCTTGGGCCGCGATTGACCGCATGCGTGGTGCTGCCGCGCCTGCCGGTGAAACCGTGGACGTGGAAGCGAAGGAGGTCAAAGATGCGTAAGTCACAAGCCGAAACCAACCGGTGGATTGAACAGCAAGAGGCGAGGCTCGGCATCGTGCCGCCGCGCATCTATCCCGATATGAGCGGTGCTCGTCGCTTCCATGACGCATGCACGGTGCCGACGGTTACCGTCCTGCCGTCCATGGCCGTCGTCACGAGCCTGGCACACGCCGCGGCTGATCTCAAGATCGCTGCCGATCCGGTCTACACCGCGCAGGTCGCCCGGCTCGATGCCGAGCTTGCCGGGATTCTGGCGTCTGGCTCAAATTTGAGCCACGCGAAATCGACGCGTCGCGCACGCGTGCCGCACGTTATGACCAACGACTAGAGGCGCAAGCAGGCAGAGTTCCTTTGCCCTTGCGATAGCGAGATCGTCGCCTGACGAACGCGAACTAGACTTCGGTGGCGGCAACTCACCGGATGCAACGATACGCTCCAGTTCATCCCAGCGCTTCACGAGCGCAGCCGTTATCTTCGGGCGCAATTGCGCGATCAATGTGATGCAGTCCAAGCGGCCTTGAGCGCCCTCGAAGACATACGCATCAGCCCATTTGTTATTGCTCTTCGAGAGGGGGTTTTCAACTTTCTCAGTTTGAGAAAGTTGAATAGCACCTTGATTCATAAGAGTTTCGATGGTGCGCTTGATGTTCTTGTGCTCGACAGCATCATCCTCACCAAGCTCAGACTTGATAAGTTCCTCAACCTGTAAACTCGTCATGCGAGCCTTCGACGCATCGCCGTTCGAAGACAGCATATGCAGCGCATTACGCGACGGCGCGTTATCGGTGCGCGTTCACAGCCTGCGGTAGCGTTACCTCGCCATGTGCGACCTTCTTCGCGAGTTCCGGATCCGCCTTTGCAACCGCATCTGCCATGCGCTGAGTACGCTCACTGACACCCGATATCGCGGCGCGCTGCGCTACCGTTTCAAGCGGTAACGTTGCCGCTTGATCCGATTTGCGATCACCGCCATGCTGCTGCGCCTTCCCCCAATCCTGCGCACTCGCTACAACGGCCGCCTGCTAGCCCTGCGTAAGGTGGCGGCGGACTTTTCGGAAATTCCCGAAAAACCCAGCGGCGGACTTTCGAACAAATTTGTCCGAAACTCTCAGAGCCTTTAAGGTGGTTCCTCGGGGCATGATTCAGTTCTGATGCATCACCCTCTATGCGGGAGATAATCCAGAAGTGGATGCGCTTGGACCATCCTCGCGCACGCGAATCTCCAGCCGGCCAGCGGAGGCGATGGCGTCAGGTTCGCTTATGCTGTCGGCCAAAAGCTCGCGCATGAGGGCGTCAGGGGCGGCGTAAACCCCGCATGAATCTGGATCATTTTTAGGTCCAGTCCGCTAAAGTGCTGCTGCTTCTAATAAGTGGGGACGGGACATGGGTCTTTTCGATACTACAGTCAAGGCTGTAGCAGGTTACGTAGCCATCGGCGTGGTGACTGCTTTAGCCGCGTACTTGGGAATAACCCAACTGGCGACGGTGGCGTGGTTCAAGCATGCAGTTGAAATCCTCGCGTACACGGTTACGTTACCCCGATGGGTATTTTGGTCATGGTTGGCTCTGACGCTTGGAGCAGTCGGTTGGTTTCTACTGGCCGTTTTTACAAGGCCGCCGCTGACGCCTCAACAAGCCTATCGAGGTGATGTTATTTGGGGCTTCAAGTGGCGGTGGAAAGTTGGCCCCGATGACGCTGTGACGACCCCGAAAATTTACTGCCGCAGGTGTGAGAGTGATGTCCACGAGGCGAATGCTGAATGGTTCAGCGCGGACACTATGGATGCGGAAGCTCACATCACTTGCGCAAATTGCCAGCTTTCGACAACCGTCCCCGACTTCTACCATTTGAAGGATCGCGTTAAAGCGGAGGCCGAGCGCCGGATAAGAACAGGCGAATGGAAACGCGCCAAGAGAGTTAACTGACGAGATGCGAGTCCAGAGCGAACTTTAGTTTGGCGATGGAGAGTCGGGCACGCGCGCTTCGATTCGAACCTGATTGAGAAGGTTCCTGCCGAATGGAAGGGTACGAAACCGATTCGTACCCTTGGCGGAACCCAGTCTATGGCAGCTCTCACGGAAGAGGGCGTTAATTTCTTCCTGATGCGCTCAGACAAGCCGACAGCAATCCCGCTGCAAAAGTGGGTCGCCGGAGAAGTTCTCCCCTCTATCCGCAAGACGGGCCGCTATGACGCGCCCAATAGGTGAGCGCTATCCTCGCCCCTTACGCGAATGTCGAGCCTGCCAGCGGTAGCGATGGCGTCGAGTGCGAGACCGTGGATGGCCGCGAACTGCACGCGAAAATCGGTACGAGGGAAGAGTTTCGACACTGGATCAAAGACCGCATCCGTCAGTTGAAATTCGTTGAAAATCAGGGGTTTGAGACTTTTTGGGGAATTTCCCAAAAAGGTCGCCCGCCCCGCGAGTACCGCCTGACGCTGGTGATGGCGAAGAAAATCGCAATGGCCGAGCACACGGACGCGGGCAACGCGGTGCGCGACTACTTCTCCGGTTATGCGAGTCATGCAGCGGGTCCGATCCGCTCGATGCTCGAAGGGGTCGATATCGTGCGACCCACCGTACAATGACGCAAGCTGGATACGCACATCTACCAAGCAAACAACAAGAAGAGCAGAGAATGTCAGGACTTGAATATATTGGCCTCGCTAGCGGAATCATTTCCATATGTGCCGGGTTGGATTTCTGTGTGGCAGATAGGATAAAGCTTTCAATTTCCACGTGGGTAACGCGGGCAGCGGCCAAAAGGTCCGGATTCGGTTACAGAGGCTCAAACTTTCTAGACAAAATATTTGGCAACAAACTTCTGTCCCTGCGGGCCACCGCGAGCTACGCGGCATGCTCACTAGCTTCAATGCTTCTATCATATGGGGTCGCGGTGTGGACCAGTCCACCGCAAATGCAACCAGCCATTTCAATTTTCCCGAATAAGATAACTCCTATCGGGTTAACGATGCTAGCGATATGCGTGGGCTTTGCGATCGTCGGAGACATTGCTTCTTATGCGCAAACGCGAATTTTTGTGAGGGCGGTCGACCAACACAGGAATCCAGTAGTTACCATTGGTTTGATCCTTGCCGATATCGTCACGAGTCTTAGCCTGTTTTTCTTGTTTTTCACGTTCGCCAGGATGATTGCATACATAATCGTCATCCAAGCTTCGCCAACTTTAAATCTCGAATACCATAAGCAATATATTACGGAAATCCCAGCCGCGCTATTCGGGGGTAAAATAGAGTTGCAGGACACTTTGAACGATAACGCAAACACAGCCTTAGTTCGTGCAATTGGGTCTGTCGTCCCGGGTGACAAGGAGAGTCTCGACAATCTCACGAAAGTATCTAAGCAAGTCGATTTGCTAACCGAAACCAGCGCGAATTTCAATCGATATGTGACATACACCACAAAGTCCGATACGGTTAGTTTTAAGGGCAACATGCTTTATTACATTATCGCATGGGGAAATACGGAAGAAATTTTGAACCAGTTGGTGAAAGACGCAAAACAAGGCGCGACACAACAAGCTAACCTAAAAAGAGCGAGAACGAAGGCGGAGGCGGAAGTTTTAGAAAAAGTGGGTTCCAAACCCGATCTTTCCCATGCTGTAGGAGCAGTCACCGTCCAAAGAAATCTATCGCTCGCTAACGTTATAGCCATTGCGGGTCCATTAAATGTATTTTCGGCGGCCACTGAGCGAACCATGCGGGATAGTTATCAAGTGATGGGATATAAGTTATCGCCCTACGTAAGCTTTGATCCATATGCGGGATTATCCGACTACATCACTACCGTCCAAGCAGAAAGCAACACTCGTTTCTTGGGGAGGGAGCCAAGTAATCCGGATCGCTATAGGGTATTTACAAATTTCACCAACCCGCTTCCTGCACTAGCGAGCACGTTGCATGTACCGTTTTCCGCAATGGTGGCATCTTGTTTGACAAGCAGCATGTTTTTCTTTGGTTATCTTATTTGCGTGGTTCTTGCAGAGGTAAGAGAGGTGCTAATGAGAGTCGTGCATAAATTGGTTCCCGCGTTTGATTTGAATAAAGCGATATTCACGTCACTTGCGGCCACGGTCTTTATAGCTGCAACGGTCTTATACATCGCGAATTCAGTAATCGTCGAAGCTTGGACGACTTTATTTAGCTAGCCAATCCGTCCTGTGATTGATGACATACTCGCCGCCGCAGTTCAAGAGGGAGCAGCGCGCAGACGCTTATGTGAATGTGATCAATCAGCATTGCAGATTCAGTTAAGGCCGCGTTCCTTGCGCGATGGGCGAACGCCGGGCCCCGGCTCGAATCCCCAGCGTTCGTGCATCGGGCCTTTCGGTGCAATGCTATCGACGTGGCCATGTGCGGCGGCCTGTGATGGGTCCTGATCGGCGAATGCGGCGCGCTGCTCGTTAGTGCCTTCAGATGATGCGGCGACCGGCTCAGGTGCGGGCGCGATGCCGTCTTTCATGTGCCACGCTGCAGCGCGTCCGAGCCGCTTGGACATAGTGCGCCGGTTGTTCTCGCGGTCCTGCTCGAATACGCGTAGTTCCTGCTCGACACGAGTCTTGTCCAGGTGGGACGGGAAGGGCTCGCCATACTTGCGCACGCGCTTGTCTAGCGTGCTGAAGGGGATGCCGCTGCGTTCCGCATGCTCGTTGAGCGTCAAGCCGTCATAGAGCGCTGATGGCCGGGTACTGGCAACGAGTCCGACTAGGCATCCGCACGACAAAGTATCGCCGCGCGCCAGACTATAGCCGATGATTACGGCGCTATTGCCGCATTCACACACGCATTTCCACGTGGCTTTGCCGCGGTCGTCATTGCCTTCGCGAGAGGTGACCTTCAGGCGCCCGAAAGTGCGACCGGTCAAATCGTTGGCGGGATTCACAGCGGAATATCGTTCCATTGGAAGATCGCGAGCGCCTGCGCCCACACAAGCGCCTCTGCGCCCTGCGCGCCACGGCTGAAACGCAACGCGCCATAGGCTAGAGCCTCTGTTACGTTGGCGTCGAAGATCGGCTCTTTGCGTACGCGCTCGACGGTGCGGCGCTGGCCGCGTTGATTTGCTGTGTAGATGGTATTCATGGTCGGGCTCTTGATGACTGCTGCGAATGATTAGATAGTCACGTTGCGTTCGTGCGCTCGTGCGCTCGCCAGACGAGGCTGACTGGCTTGCCGTCGGTGCCGAGAACGCGCGGGAAGGGCCAGGCGAACGGTGCCGGGTGCATCGCCTGATGTTGGCGCATCCAGTCATCAATCGCGGCGGGGTGCAGGCGAACCTTGCTCTCGCACATGGCGCATTTCCACGTGATCGTGGTGCCGCCAGCCGATATGCGGATGACTTCGAAGCCGTGGAGCTTGTCGCCGAGCTTCATGCCTTGAACCCGTTCAGTTCGAACGCTACCTGAACCAGGGCGCGGGCAGTAACCGCGATGGCGCGAGGACTCTTGCCGATGGTAGGTTTCACGCCGCGGCGCTCTTGCTTTTCGTATAAGCGCCCAAGTTCGCGGCGAACTTTGCGCGACGGATTTTTGATGGTCTCAAGATTGCTGATGGCTTCGGCGATGGGGTCGCGTACGGGCGCGCTGACGGATTCCGGCTCAACGGTCGGCGCGATGGCTTCAACGGGCTTGTCATGCGACTCGCTGACGGGCTCGGCGACTTCCGGCAATGCCACGGCATCGGCAACGGGCGCGGAGGGCTCCGCGGCCTCTGCCTGCCGCTTCGGGTGGCCGTACACCGCGCAGTCAACTAGGTGATCGGACAGAGCGCGATTCAGGATTGCCTTGTCTGCGGCGCTCGGCTCCCATTCGGAGGCGCGCTTGAACGTGGGCCAGTCCTCGCAAAGCCACTGCACGACATCGGGCAGGCCGTCGGCGGTAAGGTCCCAAAACGCCGCGATGGATTCCGGATCAAGCGCGGGCTCCTCGAATGACTGGCGATAGGCTTCGTCGTCCTCTTTGCTGAGAGGCGGCAACCATCCGGCGCGGCGCATGTTGCCATTGCCATCGGCGTCGCTGTAGTCGTCCGATGCGGGCTTTGCGTAGAGCGGGATATCCCAGTCGTTCCAATCGACAGGCGATGCAACGGCGCTAGTCTTCTTGCTGCTGCGCGGCGTGTTGCGAGCGGTGTATCTGCGAATCGGCTTCTTAGGCTGCCCGGCGCGAGCTATGTCGGGCTCCCAGGGCGAGAACGGAAACGGCGTCCACAATGAAAACTGCCCGATGATCTCGCCGTCGAATTCCGTCTCTAGGAGGGTTGCGCCGGGCATTAACCGCTCGACGTAGCGCGCGCATTCCGGGTATCCCATGCGCAAGCCAATGTCTTCGATCTCGCGCTTGCCTTCGGTGGTCTTTACCGTGATGGTTGCGGGCTTCAGCCCTGAGTGCTTGACCGGCTTTGCCCCTTTGGCATTTGCACCTTTCTCGACTTCGACCTGGCGGTTATAGCAGTTGATGCAAATGGTGTGCTGTTTTACGAGGCGGAAGCGGCCGATGTACCGCGTGGCCGTCTTTCCGTCGCGCTCACAACGGATGCAGCTTTGGCTGTTCGCGATCGCGGAGAGTTCATGGCGGTCTATTTTTGGGGTGTCGCCGTTGGCGTGAACGGCCCCGATCTTGCAGCCCTTGCATGAGAGCGGGGCATTTGCGCGTGTGTAGTTCGCGGCGCAGCCTTCTTTGGTGAGTACGCAACTGAGGCGATCGCACCGGAAGACTTGCAACGATGCGAAATCGGCGTGCGGATGGAAGTGGACTTCGGCCAGCGACTGCGAGAAGGCGGGAAGGATGGTGCTGCGACGGATGGACTCTTTAAACGTGGTGCTCATACACCCTCTCGCGTGTGATTCGATAGAGGTATTGGGCCGTCACTACCGCGCCGTGTGGATATGTCCAGAAATCCTTTTTGAACCGTGGTTTTTGGGATGCGCGCAGACGTTAAAAAGCCCGGCGAACCGGGCTCGTTTGGCGGCCTCAAAAATGAGTTGGCTAGTCCTGGCCCTCAAGCAATCGAATAACGGCGTTCGGAATGCCGGCCGGGCCTGCCGTCGAAAGCAGAGTTGATAGGACGCCAGCAGTTTCCGGGTCCAATACACGGGCCTTTACCGCCTCGATCATCCCGTGCTCTAGCTGCTCGCTCGAATAGCGCGGTGCCGCCGATCGCAGGCCACGTACTCCGGTCGGAAGGCTCTTAGCCATCGCTTCGTGCGCGCTGACGACTCGCTTCACGTCCTCGAAACTTAACTTCATGGGTGACACTCCTTATTTGCTGGCGTGCAGTGCACGCAATTTTTGCATTACGCCGTCGTCAATCGGATGCCCCATCGCCATTGCCATATTGCAGTGGATGCCTTCTGCGCCACTGATAGCGCCCGATTGCATGCCCTTCATGCATGCGGCTTCCACCTGGGATTTGTTGAGGAGGCGTGGCACGCTCGACGCGTCCGCTTCCTCGCCGCGCAACTTTTTCAGCAGAGGCTCGGGACAAGCGCCCGTCATGTTGACGTGGTGCTGAATCGATTGGGCATCCGAACCGCTGATCTGTCCTGCGTTGAGGGCCGCGGATGCTGCCTTCAAAATCTCGTCGCCGCTCGGTTGCTTCGGCTTCGGGTCGCCGCCTACAACGGTTGACTGCAAGCGCTTGTCCATCGATTGGCGACGAAGGGCCGATCCGCCCGCAAGCGTCGCGCTATCCGTTCCGTATCCCGCCTCCAGGCTCTTGCCGAATCCCATGCCTGCCAAGGTGGCCCGCGCCTTTGCGAGGCTCTTGGTGAGCGATTGAGCGGGCTTTGCGGGCGTCGTGCCCGCACTCACCACGCGGGCGCGTTGGACCGGCTCTGCGCGCGTGCCGTAGCGCTGCTCGAACGATTCCGAGTGCTCGACCGACTGTGACTTCGCCAGATGCGCCTGCAAGCCCATGCGAAGGCGCTGAAAGCTGCCCTTGTGCGTGGATTTCGAGAGGCTCGATCCGGACGAAGTCGGGTGACCATCCTTGCCGATCTCTTCATCATCTTCATCGTTGATGCCGCCATTGGCGCGTGCTTCGCTCATGCGCGTCAGATATGCCTCTTCGTCGCGACGGTCGCGGTCGCGGGTCGCGCGCTGGCGTGCCAGTGGCGTGCCGCGGAGCAGTTCGTCATTGCCAACTGAACGGCGGATCGTGGCTTGCGGATCGCGAGGCGGGCGGCTCGCTGCGTGCGTGTTGCCACTACGGCGCAAGTGGTGTTGAAGGGCTGCCGAGTAGGCATCGGGGCTGCCGACGCCGAGCGCTTTCAACAAATTTTGATGAACTGGCGACGCTTCAAGGTCTTGGTCGCGACTGGTAAGAGGACTCATGGTGATACTCCAAATATGCGCATCCCGTCGGATGCCTCGTTAACGACGGCGTTACCGCCAAGGCTAAGAGTGCGATCACTACCGGGTCTAGTGGGGAGCCCGGATTGCGTCACGCCGACTGAATAAATTCAGGCGACCTCAGTACAGCCAGCGCAGGTACGCCTTCGCGATTTTCAGGCGCATCCACGTGCCGCTCGGCATGACGGCCACGGCGCGAATGTCCGGATACTTCGCCTCGAACTCTTTGACTAACTGGTGCGCGTACAGCCTGTCCAGAAATGCGGCCGGCGATTCCTCTGCGGTCGCGCGTCCGATGCCAACCATGTGCGCGTGCAAATCGTCGGCGCGGTAGTTGCCAGCGACCCACTCGACATTCGCCTCTACGGCGTGGTATTTCAGCGTCTTGACGGCCATTACGCGGCCTCTACGTCGAACGGCAATGCGATCTGCCGGATATCCTGCGCGGCCTGCGCCGCGCGAGCGACTACAGCGCCTTCGTGAGTCTCGCAGCGGCGTATTTCATGCCCTGCAGTGGCAAGTCCGCTGGCGTGGTGACTGGCTACTTTGCGTAGTCCTTCGAGCTTCACGATCACGTCAGGGTCGCCAGTAGCGATGATTCCGCTTTCGAGTGCGGCAATGTAGCGGGCCATCGCATTGAAGCAGGCTATGTACTTCTCCATTGTTTGGCGTGCAGGCTTCCCGGTGAAGCTGGAAATCAGCATCATGAAGCCGTCCTTGGTCATTTGGATCATGCGGCGCGACTCGCCCTTTGCGTCGATGTAGTCAACCGACGCAAAATTGCGTTCGTTGAATTCGTCGCTGCAGCCAAGGCTGTCGAACGAGCGCAGAACGTCTGCCGGGCGCTTGCCGTATCGCTTCGCTACCTGTAAAGAGTCGGTCATTGCCTGGTCGTCAATTTGACGTACCGCATCCATGAAGTCATCCGGAACGCCGAACGACTTCACAAGGTCCGTGACGCGCTTGCGGGCATCAACCAGCGTGAGCACCTCTTCGCGGTCAAAGTGCATGTTGCCGCGCGCGCCGTTGCGTACGGGTTTCGGGAATGAGCCGTCGTCACGCTTCAGCGCGCGGGTGATTGTGCTACGGGATAGGCCAGTCGCCTTGATGGCCTGGGCCATCGTCAAAGTTTCTTTTTCGCTCACGTTGAGCCTCACTTTTAAAGATTGGCTCAAGGTTCGCGTCACGACGCGGAAATTTGGCGTCCGTTGATCGATGTTGATTTTCGAGTGGCCGCAACTAATCCACTCGAATTTGACGGCTTCTATTCGCATCGCTCGGAATACGCTTGCGCTCGTTTGTCGTGACGCCAAAGTAGCGGACATGGATCGAACCCACTCGATTCCACGCGAATTTAACGGAGGAGCCGTGAGCACAAGTGACGACGGCCCGATCCTCCTGAATGCTGATGAGGTCGCCGCGCTGCTGACGGTGAGCCGGTCCACATTCAACGGGATGATCAGGGATGGCAAGTTTATTGAGCCGATCCTGCTGGGCAAACGCAAACGCTGGCTGAAGTCGGCGATCTTGAACTGGTTGAACGCGGCGAGCGCCGCAACGGAGAAGTGATGGCAACGAAAAAAACGGAGGCGAATGTGTCCGAACTGAAGACGAAGATCGAAGCCGCCCGCGCGGCGCTCACGAAGGCGCTCACCGCTGGCGACCCTACGGCAAAGCTGCGCGAATACGTTCGCGAGCTTGAGGCTGAAGCGCAGCGCCTCGCCAACGAAGAGGCCGCCGCAGAAGCCACCAAACGCGCTGCTGTGGCGTCCGAAGCCGCCGAGCGCGAGGCTGTCATTCGCGCTGCGTCGCAAACCCTGCAGGAGGCCCGTAACGCGCGCCTCAATGCTGTCCGCGCTCACCTGACCGTCCGCACCATTCCCGATACCCGTTCGAGCTTCAACTAAGCCGAACACTGAACCCATAGGAGTTTTACGATGACCACTCAAGCACTCGAAAATTTGGCCCGTGCCCGCGCTGCGCATATCGACGCTGGCGTGTCGCTCCAGGCAGCTACCGATGCGAACAGCGCCCTTCTGGTGCGCCTTAGCGAGGCAAAGGCCCGCGAAACTGAGGCTGTGCGTCTGGCTAAGGCGGACGGCGATACGGCCGGCAAACATGCCCTGGCGCTTCGCTTGGCACTTGACGATCAGGCTGACATACAGGCACTGATCTCGCAATCGCAAGGTGTCCTGAATTCACGCAACGCAGCGCTCTCGCAGGCTAACGCAGCCGTGCAGACCGCGGAGTTGAACGCCCGCAAGGAAGAGGCTGAAATCCAAGCGAGCGAGCTTGACGCGCTGATTCGCGAACTCGATGCCAAGCTTGTCCAGGCAGTACAAGCGCGTCTTGCGTGCCACCTTGCAACGAACCCGCGCTCTATGAGCCGCACCTCGGTATTCACGCTGTACACGCCGAGCAAGGCTTTGAAGTCGATTTGCGTTAACAGCGAGATCGTCTAAATCGTCGCCAACGTATCCCGGGCCGCTTCGGCGGCTCTATCAACCTCTCTATAAGTTAATCATGCGCACTGCAAACGAAACAGATTTCAACGTGGACGTGGAAGGCATTGGCCGCTTCGTCTTTGCTCGCCGCACCATTTCAGACGGCCCGAAAATCCGCAGCCGCTACAACGTCCTGAGCGAAGGGAATTACAGCCCCGACGGCATGATGTGGGACACGTTTGCGCTGTCGCTGGTGACGCTGCAAACGCTGATGGTGTCATCGCCGGATACGTTCAACATGGACGCACTCGATCCGCTGATGGACGATGACTGCGAGAAGACCGTCGTAAAAATAGTAGCCGCGCTCCGCGTAAAGGAGCAGTCTTTTCGTCGCAAACCGGCGCAGGGAAGCGAAGTCGCAGGGGCGGTCACTAGCGAATAGTTACGAGCTTTGGTTCCGCAAAACGTATTGTCTAGCTCCGACTGACGAACGTTTCCTCGCAATGACGAATCAAGCGATAGAAGCCGAATACTGGGCCTATCACTACGAGGAAAACAAGAGTGGAATCGAGTTCGATGACGACGACGAAAACGCGCATAGCGACTACCTCGCGCAGATCATCGCAGAGGGTGAAGCTGAAGAGGCTGAAGCAGCAGCCGCGGCAGCAGCGCGCGGTGAGCAGCCGGAACCAGTAGAGCCGGTGGCTACGCGAGTGATAGAGGGGCCTGTCGCAAAGGAAGAAGTAGACCTCGATGATTGGGGTCCCGAAGAGTAGAGAAAGCCCCGGTTCGCTGGGGCTTTTTCGTTGGCCCGCACCCTATGTAGTGACGCCACGATAAGGCTATCTAACGGGAATTCGGAATCCTTAAAATGGTAGATCAAGTCAAGATAGGAGTCGGCGCAAACGTCGGTGGTGTTGACGCGGCCATCCAAAAAATCACCAGTTCAATGAACAAACTGGGCGCTGCCGTCGCAAAGAATCAGAAGATGAATTTTGAGCCCGCTTCGATCAAGTTGATGGAAAGGGACCTCGCGCTCATCAATAAGCAGTTTCAGCAGACTCTGTCGCTCTCCGCTCAGGTGCGCAACGCCCTGAAAAACTCCGGGCAGAGTGGTCTTCATATCTCGCAAATCGACTGGTCGAAGACCTCGACCGACCCACGCGCGGCGCAGCGCATGCGCGATCGCGCTTTCCTCCATTCCGTGCGTGGCTCGGCTCTCGACCCAACGCTATCGAATGATGTAGATGCCAATGGGAACATCGTTCCGCCTCCTCCTGGTGGCGGCGCTGGAGGTGGCTCAGGCGGCTCAGGCGAGGGCGGTGGTGGCCGCCGTCCTCCGCGCGGCGCTGGCGGGGCTCATGGTGGCGCTGGCGAGGGTGGAGAGGGTAGCGGTGGTTCGTGGTGGAAGCGTCGCCCGAATGGCGGATTCGGCACAGCGACCGCGCTGGCTATCGGTAATGGCATCGGCGGCACGGCCGGCGACTTGGTTACGGCGGCGGCTGGTGGCGGCGGCTTCGCTGGTGTTGGTCTTACTGCTCTCACTGCGATCATCGGCAAGGCAGTCTCGTTCGCGTCTGAGGGCATGGACCTCGCAAAGCAGCAGAATCAGACGGCTGACATTCTGAAGCGCTCGATGGGTGACCTCGGAGTTTCGTTCAAGGAACTCACTGACGATTCCCGCTCTTTCGGGCAGCAGATCGGCGTGGCCGGTGGCGAGTTCCTGAAGCTCGAAGAACAGGCGAACAGCGCAAGCGGTGGCCTGTATCGCACGCCGCAGGAACTGGCGCAGGCAACCCTCTCGGGCGGCGACCTCGCTCGCGCGTACGGCCTGCAGCCTAGCCAAGGCGTCAACTTCGTCGCCGGCATGGATCGTCTCAATAACCGCCAGAACAACAAGGAACTCGCGACCGCACTCGCTGAAGCTATCGTCAACACGCAAGGGAAGGCTACGGCCGGCGAAGTCATGCAGGCCATGCAGGGCTTCGCTGCTGCGCAGAACCGTTTCAATTCCGGAGCGACGGACCTGAACCAATTCGGCAACGCGTATTCGACTCTGCTTGGCTCGGATGGCATGACCGCCGATCACGCGTCCGACATCCTCGGGACGGCAAACGCAGCGATGCAGCGCATGGGCGGAACGGAAGCCTCGCGCAACTTCACGATGCAGGCGTTTGGGATGGACCCGATTCGCTCCGCGATGCGCGCAGAGGGCGGCCTATTCAGCAACGGTCTCGACAATCGCGACATCGGCGGCTACATGCGCGCCCATGGCGCGGCTAACTGGGAAGATCAGAGCAAGGGGCCTAGCGGGACCAATTACGACGTTATCAAGGGCGCATTCGATAGCACCTACGGCGGGCGCGGCCAGTACGGCGCGGAAATGGAACTCGACGCTGAGAAAAACTATTTCGGCCTGAAGTCCTACTCCGACACGGCAAGCTTCATGAAAATGAGCGACGGCGACCACAACGGCATCAATATGCTGCTGGGGCGTGCCGGGGTAAAGCTGTCGGACCTTAACGAGGGCTCGCTGCAGTCGATCTCCGCGCTCTCGAAGGTCGGCAGCGTCGGCGACGTTGATGCTCTTTACCGCAACGGCCCTGACGCGATCCGCAACCGCTCCGACATGAGCGACGATGACAAAAAGCGTCTCGATGCAGCGGAAGCCGCGGCAAATAAAAGCGGGAACGCAGAGGGGTTCGTCAACGAGCTTGTGCGCACCTTGTCTGGAAAGGGGCAGGCAGATGACGCCGCTTCTGTGCAGAACAAGATGGACGCCAATCTCGAAAACATCAAATCGAATATCGGTCAGTACCTGGTGCCGTACTCGCAGAAGGCAATGGAGGGCATTCTGTGGATGGCGAACAAGCTCGGCGCGGGCATCGCAGACCCCGACAAGGGTAACGTGTATGACGCAGACAAGCTCGCGAAGCACCAAGGGGGCGCAGGTAATGTAAGCGCGGGCAACCTTACTCCTGTAACTGGAAAATGGGACGTCCCAGTAATTGGTGGTACTAGCCAAGTTGTTCGCGCAAATGGCGATGGTCTGCATACGGCTGCTGGCGATACGTGGTGGGATAAAAGCGTCGATGCGTTCACGGGTGGCTTCAATTGGCTAAAAGACCAAGGGCAAGACGGATCGGCTCCGCTGGGGATTCGCAGCAACAATCCCCTGAACATGCTGACCAAAGGTAAGGAGAACGTCTATTCGGACCCAACTCAGGGCATCGCTGAAGCGACGGCGAACCTTGAGCATGGTTATCGCGGCCTGACGCTCGCGCAGATAACTGACAAGTGGACGGGCGGCATGCGGGTCAAGGGGAACACGCCTGAGTCGCTCAACAACTACACGAACATCCTGTCGCGGGCAACCGGCCTGAAGGCCGACGCTAAGCCGAATCTTGACGATCCGAAAGTCGTTTCTGTGCTGATGGCCGCGATGATCAAAGCCGAGAACGGGAAGATGCCTTACTCGGATGACCAGATAAACGCGGGCGTCGGCGCTGGAATGGGCGGTCACAGCCTATCGATGGAGGGTTTCAAGCCCGACATGTCGATCATGCCAGAGCCCACTCCCAAGGGTTTCAAGCCCGACATGTCTATCGTTGAGGAGCCCCGGGCAAAGATACCCGAAAAGCACCGCGTCGCTGCTTCCTCGGACGCTACCTCGAAGGTCGGCGCTGGCGCGGGCAATGCCATGTTGTATGGAACTGGCGGTGACATCAACATCAACTTGCACCAGACGTTGACCACGCCGGGCGGCGCAACGAAGACGAAGACGATGAGCGCGAAGGTAGCAACGCCGACGGCTGCCGGATCGCGGACCCAGACCATTCAAGTCCCCGGCTAATAAAAGCAACCGAAAGCCCGATCACTGCCCGCCTAGCACACCACTAGCGCGGGCTTTTCTTTGCCCGCTCATAGCCCAAAAACAGTCTTCGTGACGCCACCTTTACGGCCAAAGATCACTCAATCTCAGAGATGCCCATGAAATTCAAAACCCGCAAGCCAAATATTCAGGTGCTGCTACACAAGATCGTGACCCGCACACAAATCCAAGGGACTGCTACGCAAGCTCAGGCGAGCACCGGAAGCGGCGCACCAGTCGGATTCACGTCTCAGCAGTACAGCCAATCCGACTCGCCATCGAACATCATTGACGTGACGCAATGGCTTGGCGAAGGCTCTGTAGTGCGCGTGCAGAAGTCGGTGCGCGGCGACGGTGGGGTGTTCTCTATCGACTTCGTGGATGAAGTCATGCCTACCATCAATGACACGCTATCGACGCTCATTGAGCCCGGCGACATGTTTGAAATTCGTTTCGCAGGCGATGCGTTTAAGTACGCCGGGGCGAACGGCCAGAAGCTTCCGATTATGATGCGTGGTTTTGTATCGCGAGTCAGTCGCAGTCAGGCCATGAGCGCCGATGGCAAGCCGCGCCGCACGATTAATGTTATCGGCCACGACTACCATAAGATTCTGCAGCTTCTTCAGATTTTCAACATGCCGGGTACGCCGGAAGCTGCTAACCTCCTCGGCTCCTATCCGTTTTTCTCGAAGTTCACGCAGTTTGGCGCTAACTCCAACGTCCAAAATTCGACTGACTTCGTGAATGCGGTATTCAACCTGATCGTCAATCCGTATATCGCGGGTATGCAGGCGGCCGGCGCAACCTCGGGCACGTCGCTGCTGCAGATCGCCACTGACATTCAGGTTCCGGATGCGCTTGTGTCGGTGCAGCTTGGCGCATTCAATGCCGGCAACGTGCAGGAACTGCTTCAGGAATATCTCGACATCCACCCATTCAACGAGTTTTTCATTGAAGACCGCGATTCGGGCACGTGGGGAGCTGAAGGCCCGTATGCAGTTTATCGCCCTGCGCCGTTTCTCGGGGCCACCTCAGGGACTGCTCTGCAGCAGATTCAGTATTCCGTTACGAGCGGCGTGGATGCGGCGAGCAGCCAATCGCCGTTGGCGAATGCAGTGGAGATCGACACTTCAGCCATCATTTCTATCACGGCCGATCGCTCCGACGATGGCGCGGCGAATTACTATTGGGTAGATGCCCCACGGTTCAACATGAACTATGGCGACCTGACGAGTCAGTACGCCACCTATGCCGCGCAGCAGGGCGCGGTTCCGTTCTACCTCACGAACTATCAGAACGTGAATCCGGCGCTCTACGGCCTGCGCAAGATGGAGGTGGCGACGCAACAGGGTGGCGCAGACGAAACGAACAGTGGCAACGGGCAGCCTGCCGGCGCGCAACGCGATACCAACCAACGCAGCTTCCTCAATTGGATCGACAGCCGGCGCAACACGCTGATCGCCATGAACCAGGATAACGTGGTGTTCGAGTCAGGCGACATGCGCCTCATGGGCAACGAAAAGATTCGCGCTGGCGTTTATGTGCAAGTCGCGTACAGCGCGCAGATTCAATCGCTGCACTACGCGCACTCTGTCACGCATGTCTTTGAGCCTTTCGGCAACTACTTCACAGAAGTCGAGTACGACCGCGGCACAAATTTCATCGACCGCTTCAATGCGGCGAAGGGTGGCGTTTCGCCGTACTACGCTGAAATGATTCAGCCTGGAAGTTAGTGATCGCAGGAAAGTCGTGATTGCAACATGGGTCTCAGTGGCGCGACTGATCATCCAACGCTACCGCTTGATTTAAGCCCCGCCCGGTTCGCCGTCGCGGGGCTTCTTACTTTCTGTCGTAGACGCGGACGTGATGGCATCCTGAGTTTTACTAATCACTCAGGATTCACCATGGCAGAAGGCGTAAGGATTTTAGTAAAGGATGCGAACGGCGTGACGTTTGAGCCGGGCGCGCTGCCGCATCAATACACGTACGACGCGAACAACAACGTGCTCACAGATACGTGTGTCGAACAGGGTGCCGTGGTGCGCCAGAAAACGTACACGTGGGAGGAGGGCGCGAACGGCGCCTGGCTGAAGGCGACCGAAAGCGATTGGGTCAACGTCACTCAAACGTGGCGGGGCTAGGACGGCCTCGGTGGGTCGCGCTGGTAATGCGCCTACTTCGAGTTAGGCGAGCCCGCTGGCGGGTCTATCCGCGCGCCGCCACCTTGTCGATTAGGCTGGTGAGTGTGTCCTGAAGCTGGGCCATGATTTCCGGCTCGCTGCCGTCGTCTTCGATCATGTCCGCGGCGTGCGCTGCTTGCGCCGCAGAGAACCGCAATAGCTCGACGGAAACCGGATGCTCTTTGAACGCTGCCGGGAGTGCGAGGACCAAAAAGCCCTCTTGCTCGGGCGAGAGGAGGCACACGACGCCAAGGTCTTTGCAGTATTGCTCTATGCGCTCAACCGGGTTCGATTCGGTGCCTTCCATCCATGCCGTTCTGACGCTTGCCGCATGCGCTGTGGCTCCGAAAATTACGACCTTCAAGGTTTCTTTGTCCATTGCTTCTCCCCGAGTTTGCAAAACTCTATTTTGAGGTTTGCTTTGCAATCAACAACTTATAGGGTTTCTGCCGAGCAGCGCATCGCGCAGTTCGGCTGCGGCTTCGTCCATCTTGCCGTCCAGGATGCGGCTGGCAAACTGCATAAACGCGGTGCGGATGCCTAGCCGGATATCGCCGTCTATCCTGAGTGCGAGCATGACGTGTTGAGCGAGCGCCATGCCGTCGGCGTCCGGGTAGTGGCCGATAATTTCCGCGCTGGCCTTCCTGCACTCGAATTCGAGCGCGGCCATGAACGTCGGTGCTCGCGGCGGCGTCAAAATATCGACTGCCTCGACGGCGAAGCGAGCAACAACCTGCCGAATTTTCTGTTCGTCCATTGCCGCTCCCCGTGGCCGCTCGAAATTGAGTCAGATAAATCAACGACTTAGAACGACATGCAACGAAAAAGGGCCGACGCAATGCCGACCCTCTACCGTCCCGCCGATCCTGCCCTAGCGCTTAGCACGCGTCAAGCGAGGAGCGCCTGCTATATGGAATCGGATGGCAGGGTAAGGAGCAAAACTGAGCTAATGGATGCTCGGTCGTGGCGGGAGTAAGATCGCGCGGCACAGTTATTAGGAAGATTGAAATGAATATCTCGGCAGGCGTTGCAACGTATGTCTTAGGACCCGTTCTGTGGGCAATGGCAACCGTAGCTAACGCAGAAACCGCCCAGTCCTTCACGAATGTTCCGGTCGCAGTTATATGCCCCACCCCAAGATTGACGGCGTATCTCGAAAGCTCAGAAGCGCCACCCCACTTTTCCAAAGAATGGGAATATGAAGGCGGACACGCCCATTGCCGTACCGTTAGAAGTGACCGGGCACTTCTTGTCACAAAAGTTGACAGCGTAGTGTTCCACGGTCGGGAATATACCGTTGCTGAGGCCTTTCCCGCCGGAGTCATTGTTTCCGTTGATGGATTCGGGGGACCCTACTATATTTTGGCGTCGCGCATCAAGAAACTACCTACCGCCGAGCAAATGCATGCAAATGCGGCGGCATTCCTACCAACGATCGTTCAGTACAATGTCAACCCTTCTGGATCGAGCGCGCCAGCCGCTTCGCCACCGCCAGTGTCAACCTCTCCAGCAAGTGAGCCGGAAGCAGTCTCGAAACCATCGCTAGATGGAGCCGCCGGGTTGTGA